ACGTCAGCTCACCCTTGTGATCGACTAGAGACGGCCGAAGCATCGAGTACACGATCTCATTCAGATCCTGCTTGAACTCTCCAGCCTCATCTATGGCCACACGCTTTGGCTTTTGGCCAAGAAGCTTCTTCATCTCATCAGGCGAAGCGTCAAGACCTGTAAGATACAAGACCGAGCCGTTTGGAAGCGTGAGAGACAACTCCGTTTGGTTAGGTTTGCCACCTAGCTTAAGCTTATCGTTTAGGTGCAAGATCACGTCTCGCCACATGATCTTTTTGGCGCTATCACGAGTCAAAGCGGCATAGATCGACGTGACGTTGGGTGTCGAATACAAAGGATCTAGCAACCAATTACCGATGCCGTATGACTTACCAGCTCGGCGTGTGCATAACATCGCCTTAAAGCGTGCTGGGTCATTTTGAAACGCCGCTTGCTTAGGAAAGTTCACGTCTACAAACTGAGGACGAGCGATGGTGCGCCTTCTGACTTCTGCCAGCAAGGCCCTAGCTTGCTCTGTCGTCTCTAGTTTGAAGGCTGCACTCATGCTTTAGGCTTAGCTTTCTTAACTATTGGGGCGGGCTTTTCTTCTGCGGCCTCTTCCTCTTTCCACCAGCAGACGTTAAAGAGAGTCGTATAACACTCCTCGCCACTGTGTTTGTTGCGGACAAGGACCTTTACATGGTCCACAAGCTCCATGTCGAACTTTCGGCCATCTAGAAACAGCTCCTCAGAGCCCGCTTTAACGCTGTTAGCCAGTTTCATCATTGTAATTTTGCTCATCCTGCAATCTTCTCCGTCACGTATGGGTTATGAACTAGCTTCCATTTAGGTTTTAGAATGTCGAACATGCGAGTAACGTGTGTAGCGATAACTGGAGCATCCTCTACCGCGTCCGTCTTAAGCTCTTTCATCATCTTGTTAGCTATGCCCATCATGCGGTACGGGCTTTTAACGTAGATGTAATGAAGGATTACGACCCCGCCAACGATGTCATAAACCGCATAGCCGAAGATGTGCTCGGGGCTGGCTGCGTCACACGCTACGATGATCTTGGATGCCGGGAGAATTCGCTGCACAACCTTTTTGTGGTTGCCATAGTAAACCTCATTCGGAAGGTGCCTATTAGCCTCAGCCTCCCGATGGCTCTTGAGCCAAGAGGAATAGATGAAGTTATGGTCCTCTGCTGTGCCTTCACGAAGATCGATAAGGTTCACGAATGCCTCCAATCAAGTTTCAGTAGTGCTCTGTACTCACCTAGTGACGTGACAATCCACCCACGTAAGATCCAGCCTTCTTCGGCTGCGGCTTTGATCTCGATGTCTAAGCCTTCCTTAGTGGAGGCGAACACTTCACGGGTTATCACTCTGCTTTATCCTTTGGCTTTTCCTTGAACTCACCACACCAGTCAGACTTTTTGACAAGCGGGAAAACATTGACCAACCCCTGTCCAGGCTGATTGCCAAAGAACACCGGGTAAGGTGGATTGCGCATGCAGTCATTTTTGATGAAGAACTTGCAATCGCCGCACGTTTCTTTATTCTGCGCCATTTTTGATCCTCTCAATCTCTTCACACGCAGCATGCGCAGCGTTGCAGATGGCGCGCATGAAGGTGTCGGCAGCAAATAAAATATCGTTCCACCCTATAACCGTCGGTATGCCGCCTACTTTGCCAAGAGTCAGATTGCCGGCCCAAGGATGATTCTCCAGCAGCCACTCGAACACGGGCCAGGCGTCGGTCATGGATTCGGTGGGCTTAAACTCAAACCAACCTTTCGACTGAGAAGAGCACATACCCGTCCAGGAGCCGTCATCAGCATTGAGTATCCGCTTATAGCCCAGACACTTCTCCGCTATGTAAGCGTCCATCTCTCTATTGTTCATATCATCCACCTCAACCATCTGAAGATCCTCTTCATGACGCCGATCTTTTTAATACCAAGCGTCCTTCCACCGTCTCTAGACGACGTAACTTCCACATGAACGCCAGATCTAAGACCCTTTGGCATAGTCGGCCCGGATAGAATCAACCTATCTCCGACTTTCGGCGGTGCATAAGCGTCCATCTCACGGTTGGTCATCATATCTCCATCGCACAACTGTATTGGCAATCCGGACAGCAATCACAAAGCTCATCGTCGTTGTAAACTTCGGACTTAAGGGGGCACTCGTGCATCTCTTCCCCTTCGTTTGTTTCATAGGTTTTGCCGCAGCCAGAGCAAAGAACTTTGCGCGTACATTCACGGTTGGTCATAGATCCTCCGCAGATTGCATGTGGTTCCATGTATTGCGGGCTCTCTCAATGTTCAAATCTTTAACCTCTGAACCACAACCGAAACAGATATACCTTCTGCATCCTTCAAGATGATCTGACACCGACGGTCTATCACCGCAACGCCGACAGTCGCTTAGTGGACTGTTATCTAGGACGAACAAGTCACTAGGTTCAAGGTTGGTCATCGGTTGCCTCTCCTAGTTCTTTTTCTAGAGCCGCGATATGCGCGTTAACTTCATTGGCGGTACGGTTCCCTAGTCCAGATGGTATAACGTATCTACTGTAGCCTTTGAAACTACATGGCTCACATGCGACCACAGTTGGAAAGTTCGCCACAGTCACAGCTGACCGTAACTCTCCACAGATAACGCACACACGTTTGCACTCAGTCTGCATGCCGCCTCTTCCGTATGCTGCGCTTAGCCATTGTTAGTTTGTCCTCACAGGAGATATCTGCTTGCTGCATTCTGGACAGCTAGACAGTGTCAATTCCGCTTCAACCCTTATAAACTTACCGCAACACCCCGTCTGCCAAACGCCAGGCTTCAATGTGTAGCTAAGGGGACCGGTATCAAGATCCTTCAAGTCGCTCATTGTTGGGATGACTTTATTCATACAACCACCCTGTAGACCAGCGCTGCGATGCAGGCCAATCCACCCCATATTACAAGATTCATTTGTACGCACAGAGGGGTAGCTGTTTTCACATACCAACCATAGGACTTACCGGACCATGGGTGAGTTTTATCTATTACCGCCTTGGACAGGAGGTATCCCGGAAGAACAACCAATGAGGCCATCACATCGAGCAGGCTATTCATAAGAACGCATCCATTCTTGCTTGTGCAATCGCCAAGTAATCCTCTTCTCGCTCAATACCGATGAAGTTGAAGCCTTCTTGTTTCGCTGCAACACCAGTAGAGCCTGAGCCCATGAAAGGATCGAGAACCGTGCCGTTAGGTGGTGTTACAAGGCGGATTAGGTAGCGCATAAGTTTTGAGGCTTTGACAGTTGGATGACTGTTGCCAGCGCCGCGATCAGATTTTGACGCTTTGGCTACATAGAAGAAACGTGAGGCGCCGCCGTCGCCGGCATAGTCAATGCGAGGAACTTTGTTAACTACGTCACCCCCAATGTATTTATTTTGATGTCCGCTATTTGTCTGAGGCTTCCTTTTACTAGAGAGAAGATGACCACTCTGCTCATCAAGCATCTTAACTGCGCAAGTATCGTCGCATTCATCGTCGGTGCAGAATATTGTGTGGGAGAGGACTAGGTTGGCGGGGAAGCGGCCGCCGGATGGTCGCTGAGTCTGATTAGTCCTGATATTCATAGTTCCGGTTGGAGTTTCGTAACTTAAACTGTTTAGACCGCCCGGTGTTCTGTCATCGCCGCTGCCGACTCGGCACCCATCAATATTTATCCCGCCGACACCGTGCTTTAAAACATTCTTAGCAACAGTCTTTTCGCTGCACGGCTTTCTCACAAGTATCCAATGTTCACTTGCTGGCTTAAGTGCAGTGCCAAAGCCGGACCATTGTTTCGCTGCGTCGGTTGAGGGGGCTGTCATAGGCTGATCGCTTGTACCACTAACGCCGGGTGACATCGAGTTCGTAGTAAACCCCGCCACAACGTTCGTCCTAGGACTACTTCCATCGGGGCGTGATGGTAAACCCACAAGCTCTCTAGTAGCACCGGCTGCCTTATCAATCGCCTTACTGATATCCAAACTCTTAGGAAACCCACTACCAAACAAATGAGTCACCACATCTCTTACTTCAAACCCCGCATCCTCTAACGCAGTAGCTGTCCAGTGCGATGTTCTCGGTATCGCCCACACTAGTCCGTGTGCTCCAGGCTTTAACACGCGGTAGCATTCACGCATGACTTCAGTCATCCACTCTATCCAACTGTCTCTGCCGCCCTTGTGATGGTCCCACGCTTTCCCCATAAACGAGATGCCTGCGGGAGGGTCTGTCACAAGTGAGTCAACAGAATCGGCTTCCATGCCTTGAAGTGCTATCAAGCAATCGTCGTTGATTAACTTCGCGTTCACTTAGCCCTCCCACCGAACTGAAAGAAGTGTGAGAACCACACCCCACACAAGAAACTAAACATCGGCAGATAGATATCCTTCACACTGCCACTCTCTACCTGCAGCACAGTGCGCAACGTAGACGATAGCGTGGCCTCCTCACTGAACCCAAAGTACAGCGCTAGATCCACAAAGAAGAAGATCGTAAAGCCAATGGCTATAGTGGCAGCCCAGTAGAACTTGATCTTTCTGATTGTGTCGGGGGTCATTCTATCCACCCAACTACATATGGAGCTTTGTCGGGATCGGACTGCGACAAAGACCCGGCGACGTTGTGCGCTTCGCCTGCGCTTTCGTAGGTGCCAAACTCTTGGCCTTCGTTGTCAGTGACGCTGTATTTCTTGGACACCTTCTGCTCCTTCTTGCCAAAGATCAGATCGTAGTTTTCTGAGTAGGCCTTGCTTGGGGGCGTAAAGAAGTTCCAAGCGCCTTTAAAGTTCTTTAGGTGCATACTAGCTCCTATATCAAAACGATGTTGCTGGCTTTGTTTTCGACAGCTTCTTTGAACTTGTGCATGGCGTTGTTCAGCGCCATAACCTGAAACTTATCTATCTCGATGCCCTCAGCGTTTGTCCGGTTAAAGAAAGCGCTGATGCCGTTAGCTAGGCACTGCATCTCTTTTAGAGTCAGGTTGACTGTGTAGATCTTATCGTCGTTCATTTGCCCTCCAGCATCTTTACTGCGTCCGGAACAATTCTGATCAGCTCTTCGTCGGTTAGGTTTTCAAAGGTGTGTTTAGCTTCGTGATGATGGACATCGCGCCACCTGTCTTTTTGTCTGTTCTTAAGCCAGAAGATCATCGCGGTTGTATCTGGTGGGTAGTGCTTGATAACCACCTCCCTGATCATCTCGCCAGTCTTTGGATGGAAATAGATTTTCTCTTCTGGGTGTGAGTAACCGGTAGCTCTTTGGTACAGCGAAACCTCTACAAGTTCGTCTGCTACGGACTTACAAGCTTTTAAGGACCCAAAGAAATCAGGATGCTTATGCTTCCAGTTATCGAATGTTTGTTGT